GTCGAGTTGTCCTTTTGGTTTGCTCTCGCTTTCGGAGTGCGCGATGATCCAGAGGCGTTGACGGAGGTGCGGTGCGCCTGTCGCGCAAGCTGGAATATTAAATGTCCTTGTGGCGTAGCCTTCGTTTTCCAAGTCATTGAGTACTTCGTCCAAGCCCAGTTTGGTGATTCCAATAACGTTTTCTCCAATAACCCAAGAGGGCCTGCATTCCCTGATAAGTCTAAACATTTCTGGCCAGAGGTGTCGGGGGTCGGCTTTTCCTTTTTGGAGTCCAGCTTGTGAGTAGGGCTGGCATGGGAATCCTCCGCAAATAAGGTCGGGGTTCGGGTCGGGTAGGTCGGGTCGGGTGACATTTTTTATATCTCCTAAGATCGGGGTTCGGGGCCAATGGTGGCGCAGCACAGCCTGACAATAAGGCTCTTGCTCCACAAAGCAAGTGGTTTCAAAAAATCCGGTGGCTTCGAGCGAAAGCGCAAAGCCACCGATACCTGAAAAAAGATCGAGAGTTTTTAACATCACGTAGCTGCCAAAATCTGCATCACGCCTACGATAAAACTCCCAACCGATAAGAGAAGAACTACATCAACTCCCATAAGATACTCCTTTGTCTATGCGGATTGCATTAGGATAGTCCTCTCTTACGTCCGCTTGCGTTTCATAGAGAGTTTCCACGAAAATATGATAGCCCTGACCCTCGCACTCCATGCAAGGTCGAGTATGTTCATCGGGATCAAACGGGGTGACTGTCCCCTCGTAGCAACAATCACAGTCCACGGTTATATGCCATTCCATTATTATTTCCTTTCCAAAATTCTCAGGACCTGAACTAGGACATTTTTTTCGTAAAGTCTGCCCTCGTCAGGATACTCATCCTCGCTGATATCTTCAACACGATTGTTGACCAGATCGGTGAGGAACTCGATTTGCTCATTCGTCATCTCGAATTTTTCCCCGACCAATCGATGAGAAGGAACGTGATCTAAATCGACCACGCCCCCGTATGCACTCCACGCTGTATAACTCATTATGTGTTCTCCTTTTTAATATAAAGATTAAGTAATCTCTCAACGATACTAGCTCTACTTAATTTGACACACAGATTTTTCTCCATGTCTTCTTTGACCGTTTGCAATAAAGATGCTTGCTCTTGGTTAAGAGCAAGCGTTGCGCCTATATACTTTTTATCCATTGAAACAACTCCCTTGTACGTCACGCTCCGTGCCTACCCAGCTAAAATCATTGATAGCAGTTAATTTTGCTATGTCTTTGGCTGATAAAGCGTTAGCAAGGAACACCGCCTTGGCGAAACCTCTAGGGGTGGCAGATCTGATGTTCTTTGTCTTTAAAGATTTACCACCAGTTTTCGCATGGATAGGCGAGAAGTTCTTACCCTTCTTTGGATCCTTGCGATTTAACACCACGTTAATGGGATCTACTGGGCGAGTATCGGGCATATTAAAATAGCCCCCCGTCCATAGACAAGTGCGCTTTCGATAAGCGTCCCTAGGTGGAATAACATCTGACCATTCTGGATGCGTGTCATCCTCTGGCAGATACCCACCGTACTCGTATGGGTTAAAAGTAAAATCGGCTTTTCTCCATATTCTGGAAAGTGCGCCCACTGGGTTTTCGATGTAGTAGGGAACACTCAATGCCTTTCCAAGGTGATCACAGTTCGTGACATGGCGTGTAGCCGTAATTTGAAAGTAAGGATCTTCTTTCTCCTTATCTTTCCACCACCTCGCACCAGCTGAACTCAAGTCAGTGCATGGTGGAAATGCGGACATAAAAAACGCCTTGGAACAATGCGTTGCTAAGATATCTAACAACGTTTGAGGATCGTACAAATCGGCATGGATATAATTTATGCCATAATCTGTAGGCGTACTATTGTCGTGCTGGATGTCGTAAGCGAAACACTCATAACCAGCCTCTGCCCACGGACGAAGTGCTTCGCCCGTGTAGTCGTATAATGAAATAACATGGTTTCTCATATCTGGATCTCCTTTACTCTATAATCCGCTGGGTTATAAGGCTCTGATATATCACCGTCCTTGAACGCTTGCTTGGTAGTATCGATCAAATCATCGATGGCTTCTTGAGCCTCACTTTGAGTATCGTAACAATCATCGTGTACGAACTCGTTTAAGATATCCCATCCATAACTAAAGTTATGTTCAATGATGTATTTTTTTCCTTTCATTTTTTCACTCCTTCCAATTCATCAATTAAATCACCAAAGGCAGAAAGAATTTCTTTTACTCTATCAGCGATCTCTTGCTTCATTTCCATCAACTGATGTTCGGGGTCTCTGCCAAATGTCCACTTGTGCAAAGTTTGAGGATAATACAAATTATCAAGTTCCACACACACCTCAAATGGATCATCAATCAACTCAAAAATTTCTGACACACGATCTTTTAGGTGGCGACATTCTTCATCGGTGAATATGCCGATGTCTGATGGGTCGTCATCTAAATGAAAAAGCTTACCTTGCTTGTGAAGTTTGTTTAAAAAAACCATGCAGTCATCAACCGATTTTAATTTAACTGAATATTCCATTATGCGCTCTCCTTTTTAGCAAATTCTGCTTCGACTATATCAAGATGCCCTACACCATTGCCCTCTGGATCCATCAAGATCCAAGCAATTTTTTTGGACTTCCCTTTTTCAAGAAGCAAACCAATAAATGGCTCGTCTTGATCTTCCGTGTTACCATCGACAATTAATTGCGTAACTTTATGCCCCATCAATTGTCCGTAGTGATCGTAAAGATACTTATTCATTATGCGCTCTCCTTTCTAAAAGCATTAAAATTTTCTTCGAGTTCTTTGTATCGCTCTGGATCCCATTCAAACATGGTCGCATTGTCCGCCTTGCAGAAACGCTTTTCGGCTTCATCGCCAGCCCACTTTAAGGCCAACTTAAACGCCTCTTCAAAAGTAGTGGCAGCCTCAATAATTTCGAGACGATCTTCATCGCCCATCTCGACCCAGCCATCCCAGCCAGCTTCGTAATTATCGATAGCGTATTTTGTAATTTCTTCCATATAAGTAGTCATTTTAGTTCTCCTTTCTAAGTTTATGTCATGGCTCTCGCCAGCGTTGTTGAAAACAACAACAAAACAAATATACCACCAAATATGGTACTTTTGCAAGGAATTACGACTGTTTTCTATATACTGGCAATTTGAAAAAAAGTTTTTTAAAACTGAATTTTTGAAGAAAAAAAGTGAGAAAGTGGGACGGACAAAGAATAAAGGTTAGCTAACCACTGACCACTGTGCATTACAGCGTTTCTGTCTCGTCCCATCACTCGTCCCGCTTGTCCCAAAAAGTACTGTATCGTCCCAGTTTTCCAAACGTCCGAAACTTGAGTTTTGTAATTAATTATTTTGATTTTGAGATTGCTAGTATATATTGTTTAGCTATGCCTACACGATTAGATAACAAAGCCGAAGAGATAGAAGAAGAACACGGCAGAAAATTGACCAACCGCCAGAGAGAATTTGCCAGACATTTTGTAGACGGCACTCACTCGAATGCGGAGTGCGCTAGACTTGCAGGTTATTCTCACGATTGCGCTAAAATACAGGCGCATAAATTATTAGACGCTAAAATGTTTCCGCACGTTGCAGAATATATTTTGGAATTGCGTGAAGATAGAGAGCGCAGATATGGCGTCACTTTGCTTGGTCAACTTAAACGTCTAACTGATCTGTCTTTAAATGCAGAAGAAGCTGGGCAGTTTTCCGCTGCAATTAACGCTGAAAAAATTAGATCGGCTCTTGGAGGTTTGACTATAGATAGGCGAGAGACAAATCATTTCCACGCAATAGAAAATATGTCACGAGAAGAAATTGAAAACCGTCTTTCCGAATTAAGAAAAAATCATCCTAACGTTTTCATCGATGCAGATTATGAGGAAGTAGATGCCACAAAAACCAGAGACACTTCTATGGAACAAATTGAAGGAAAAGATACCTCCGAACTGGCACACGACAAGAATTGAAAATCGCCACGGGGGTGGAGTTCCAGATGTGTTTATGTGTGCGGAGGGGACATCCTTCTGGGTCGAACTTAAAGTAACTAAAACTAACCGTGTTAACATCTCATCCCATCAAGTTGCTTGGAATTATGCCCTTTACCGTTCAGGCGGGGTAAGTTTTTTCTTAGTCCACCCCCTCTCTTCCCCCCACCTATATTTGTTTGGGGGGGATCAGGGTCGGGGGTTAGTGCGCCACGGTTTGCGAACTGTGTGTTCGGGTTCAACCGGAACCCCATCTCTGGTCCAGTGCCTCTGGTCGGGGTCGGATTGGTCGGGGTTAGTCGGGGAGTTGGTCGGGATTTCCCGAAGTCGGGTCGGGTCGGGTTCTGGCCCCATCGGGGTCGGGGTCGGGTCGGGTAATGGTGTCGGGGACCATGGTCGGGGTATAGTCGGGGTCGGGTCAGTGGATGATCCCATCATGTCCCAGGAAAAAAGTTCCCCCAGCCAGGCGAAAGGAAAGGAAAACCTGGTTGGGGGATAATGGGCAGGAGAGAGGTTAAAAACTCCTGCCCGTCCGCGCTCTATCCTAGGGAGTGTCAACAACCGAGCGCGGATGTTTGTTTGGCAGCCGTCTGTTTTTTATCTAAATTCATTTCTTATATATTCTAACAGTTCATTGCCGGTGTTAAGTCCTACTGTGTCCCAATGTTCCCCGTCTATAAATACTACAACGTGAAACTTGTCATCCTCGTAATCTTCAGTCACTTCTAAACGAATCTTTTCCTTATCTTTTGTTAGAGGTAACTGTATGTCGAATGCTAAATTATGCATGGTCGTACTCCCTCACTACAAAACCGCTTGTGTCGTTTTTTGCTTTTGTACCTTTGGGATCCAAACCGACAATAACTGGTTGAGGATCCAAGTGTCGCAAATCGTGCTCCGTCCCGTCAATTACTTTATACCCTAAGTACTTTTTAGGGAACGGCTTGCTTTCAAAAACAACAGCAACATTAACACCATGCTTTAAAACTTCGATAGCGTCCGCCTCGTTTTCTTCACTCAAGCTAAATGTTAAATGATAGTTGTTCGGCATCTTTGAACTAATAGCACGTTTTGGATTTTTGGTGTAGTCAATAAATTGCGTGTTTGGGAATAGATCAAACATCGTTTTTCCGTCTCTGTTTTTGATCCTCTCAAACGCAATGTCGGTTGATCCGTTTAAGCGAACAGCTAATGTTTTGTTTTTTCTGTCCGCTTGCGAATGCAGGTTTTTAATGTGTCCCGTCATTTCATCTAGAAACGCTGGCATATCTTTTATGAAATATTTAGCTTTGTTAATACGTGACGCTCTAACATTGTTGATATCGTTTTCCAGATCCTTAACCATAGAAGCCTGC